GCCACCATGATGGCCGACGAGGGCGGCTCTGAGGGCGCAGGCGGCGACTCCGGCGGCTCAGGTGAGGGTGAGGGCCAGCAGGAGAAGCAGGAGTCCGGAGAGGGCCAGCAGGAGACCAAGGGCGCGAACCTTTGGGATGACCCCGCGAAAGCGAAGGCCGAGATTGAGCGTCTCCGCGCCGAAAACGGCAAGGACCGCACCACCGCCAAAACCAAGGCCGCGGAGGACGCACGCAACGAGCTGACCCAGTCCATCGGGAAAGCGCTCGGCCTCATCAAGGACGGCGACACCAAACCGGACCCCGCCGAACTCACTAAGCAGATCGGCGCACTCTCCACCGAAGCCACACAGGCCAAAACCGAACTCGCCGTGTACAAAGCGGCATCGAAGGCCGGCGCTGATGCTGATGCCCTCCTAGACTCCCGCGGCTTCCTGGCGAAGCTCACGGACATCGACCCGACAGACTCGAAAGCCATCACCAAGGCCATCGACGACGCGGTCAAAGACAACCCCAAACTCCGGCTCGTCCAGGCGGCGAACCGGAGCGGTGACGACTTCAACGGCGGGTCCGGAGAAGGAACCAGAAGCAACGCAACGCCCGGTATCGGGCGACTCCGAGCCGCATACGGCGGCTAACACCCAACCTGAAAGGACGCCATCATGGCTGTCACCCTTGCCGAAGCGGCAACCCTATCCACCAACGACCTCCAGCGCGGCGTCCTCGAAACGTTCGTGCAGGCATCCCCCGTCCTCGACCGCATCCCCCTCCTGACCATCCAGGGCAACGCGTACGCGTACAACGAGGAAGGCGCCCTCCCGGGTGTCGCTTTCCGTTCGGTGAACGAGGCGTACGTCGAGTCCACCGGTGTCGTGAACCAGCGCACCGAGTCGCTCGTCATCCTCGGTGGCGACGCGGACGTGGACCGGTTCCTCGTGCAGACCCGCGGGAACCTCAACGACCAGCGCGCCGTGCAGACGGCGATGAAGGTCAAGGCCGCGTCCTACAAGTACCAGGACACGTTCATCAACGGTGACGTGGCTGTGGACCCGAAGGGCTTCGACGGTCTCAAGAAGCGCCTCACGGGTGCGCAGGTCATTGAGACCGCGACGAACGGTCTCGGCATTGTTGCGGCCGGTCATGACTTCTTCGACCGCCTCGACTCGCTGATCGCCGCCGTACCCGGTTTGAACGCCGGCAACGGTGCCCTGTACGCGAACGCCGGGGTCATCTCCCGCATCATGTCTGCGGCCCGCCGTCTCGGTGGCGCTGACTTCCTCAACGAGGAACTCACCGGCAAGCGTGTCCCCACGTACAACGGCATCCCCCTGCTGGACATCGGGAACACCGCGGCGGGTACGCCGATCATCGGGCAGAACGAGACGCAGGGCACCGCCACCAACGCGTCGTCCATCTACGCGGTGAAGTACGGGCAGGACGAGGGCGACCAGGCTGTTACCGGCCTCACCAATGGTGGGGTGCAGGTGTACGACCTGGGGGAGCTGGATGTGAAGCCGGTATTCCGGACCCGTATCGAGTTCTACTGCGGTCTTGCGACGTTCGGTCGTGGTGCTGCCCGCCTGCGTGGTGTGACTCTCGCCTGATTGGACTGGGGCGGCACCTGAAACGGTGCCGCCCTTCCTGCCAACTCAAACACTTTAGTTAGGAGCCTGTCATGGCAACTCGTAAGACCACCGAAGAAAAGACCACCCTCGACAGTGACATCACGAAGCCCTCTGTCACCGCACCCGGTGATGGTCCGGCCGACACGACCGACCCGAAAGAGCGGGCCACGAGTGTGACCCCGAACCCGGGTGAGGAAGCGCTCCTTGTGGGCACCGTGAACGCGGTCAAGCCCCTCCCCGAGGTTGAGGCCGAAGAGGACACCTCGGAGCCCCGCATTGAGAAGTACGAGGCGGTCAAGCCGAACGGTGAGAAGGTCACCGTGACTCACAACCTCGACACCGGCGAAACGAAGGTGGGCTGATGTCGAGGATCATCGCACCGTTTGGTATCACCGCTGAGGTGAACGTCGCGGGACTGTCCCTCGACTTCAAGGCCGGTGTGGCGGAGGGTGACGTGTCCGCACAGGATGCCCGCCGCCTCCGGGCGCAGGGCTTCACCGTGGACACCGCCGAGCCCGCTTCCGCGCCGCCGCTCCTCGCCCCTGGTGAGGACGGTAAGCCTGCCCGGAACGCGTCGAAGTCCGACTGGGTCGAGTACGCCGTGTTGCGGGGTCATCAGGAAGGTTCCCTCGAGGAGCTTTCCCGGGATCAGATCCGCGACCTGTTCGCCGAATAAGTAGGAGGGTTCCGCCGTGTTGGAATACGCCACGCAGGCCGAAATCTGGCCTGAGAACGCGCCGGCTGATGCGGCGGAACTCACCACCCACGCGAACGCTCTGGTGGGGTATAAGACCCGCCTAGCCCGCTACCATACGGACGCTGACGGTTACCCAGTATCGACGGTGATCCGTGCGGTGTTCAAGGACGCCGTGGCCGCGCAAGCCCAGTTTTGGGCGGCGAACGGGTTGCGCCCACATGATGGGGAACTCAACCTCCTGTCTCAGCGGTCGGTGGCGTCGAAGAAAATCGGCTCCGGCGCGATCGAGTACGAGGAAGCGTCGATTACGGAGAAGCTCGCTGACCGTGACGCGAAGGTCCGGGCACTCACCGAGTTGTGCACGACGGCCTACTACATTCTGAACAATGTGGGCCTGTTGAATGGGCAGCCGGTGAGAGCATGAAGCGCCTCTACAACGCGGTGTGCACATGGTTGGAAGCGGACGCGAAAGCGAAAGCCGAGTCACCACAGCCGGACCACCAGCCAGAGGGCAACAACTTCGCGCAGGCTGAGCACGCTCACTCCTACACGTCGATGCCGGAGCTGCACTCGGGATACCGCGAGCAGTCGATCGACGACGACAACGGGGCCTACGGGCGTCCTATCTCGCTGAGGTGGACACCGAATGGGTGAGCTCAGCGAGTTCATGGTGCACACGGTGGCCGTGGAAACCCTCTCCGGCGGCGGACCCATGGGCGACACGTACAGCGACCCGACACCGGTCCCGTGTTTCGTGGACGAGAAACGCCGGTACGTGCGCGACTCCACCGGCAGCGAAACCGTGTCTGAGACCACGCTGTGGGTTGAGGACAAGAGCTTCTACGACGCGTTCACGCCGGGTTCGATCGTCACCCACCGGGACAAGATATCGACGGTGATCGGGCGGTCAATGCTCGACTCCGGGGGGCTTGAACTACCCGATCATTTGGAGATCAACCTCGCCTGACCCACTCAGTGAGTAGCCGGCGCACAACCTCTGAGGCGTTCGTGCCCTCAGCATCAGCCTTGGCTTGAACGGCTTCCCACAACTCGTCAGGCATACGGATGGGGCGCTTCGGTGTCCCCCCGCTCATGCTTGTTTCTCGTGGGTGTGAGTGACCTGCCAGTCCACTCCGCACCAGCAGAGTTGGTCCTCTCTGTAGCGCTCCTGGCGTTCTTCCTCAGTTTCTTGGAAACGAAAGAACGTTACGCCGAGATTCAAAGTCATAGCTCCTCCTAGTCCGTGGTGTATATACAGTCTATCGCTGTGGGTATACACCGTCAATACCCAATAGGGGGTTCGCCGTGGCTGGTGGCTGGGAAGTCAGGGGCGGCGACAACATCCCCCTCCGGTTCGAGGAAGGCACCACACGGGGCCTCATCCTCGCCGCCGAATACCTGCTGGAAACAGCGAACCGGACAGCCCCAATCGAAGAGGGAACACTGATCCGGTCCGGGCGGACAAGCATCGACGGTAACAGTGCGGCTGTTTCGTACGACACCCCGTACGCGAAACGGCAGCACGAGACCCTCCACTACCGGCACGACCCCGGACGCCGCGCCAAATGGTTGGAAGCGACCATGAACGAAGAAGCCCGCACCATCGGGGAAATCGTCGCGAAGGAGCTACGGGGTGAGCTTTGAAACCGACATCCTCACCGCCATCGGCGAATACCTCGAAGCGCAGGGTGTAGGGCTCTACGACCTCACCGGCGCCGGGTATTCAACGGCCGAGAACCCCCTCTACTGGGACACCCTCCCATCCACACCGGACCGGGGAACGGCGATGACCCTGTACCCTCTCGGACCCCCTAACGGGACGCTCCACGAGATCGGGTTGCAACTCCGGATCCGTGGCCGCCCCAACAAAGGGTGGACACCAAAACT